TACCACTTTTTGACTAGCTATAGATAAAGCATCTGCATCAGATACATTTAGAGTTCCAGACTCTACAAGACTATGAGTTCCAAATCTATCTACTGAATCAGAATCTATTGCTACTTGTGTAGTTCCACCTGTTCTAGTTCTTTGAACAGTATTTAATAATTTATTATCATCATAGGAGCTAATAATATCAACATAAGGAAGCTCTCCTCCACCCTGACCAAAAGTTGCATCTGGAGTTGTTGTATTTGTTAATCTATAATTTCTATCTCTAAAAGTTGCATCTCCATCTGCTGCTATAAAAAAAGTACCATTTTCTGCTGTTTCCACTTTTCTTAATGCAGTTAATAAATCATCTGTTTCAGATTGTGTTTGCACTTGTAATTGTCCTGTTGATATTGCTTGATTGCTATAACCAAAAGAACTTAAGAGATTAGTTACTCTTACTGAACTTAATTCCTGAGCTTGAACTAATGTTAATCTTGTTGCAGATCCAAGTTTAGAGATACCTAATCTCCATCCAATAGAATCTACTGTTACATTAAAGAATAACTTAAAAGCATCTACTACTCTTAACTTTGTGCTTGAATCATAGCCCTGCCCTGCATATTGCACAGGAAAGCTCTCTACAAAGCCATGAAAGATATCATAAGTTGTAGAATCATACTCAGCTCTTATTCTAAGCCTTTTAAGAGGTTGTATTTTAGTTCTGCCATTAGTTGCATCATAATAATAAGTTGTTTGATTAGGAGAAAATCTATTATCTCTGTTATCTAAAGTAACAACTGCTGTTCCTGTCTGGAATTGTGATAAGTTGCTAATTCTGCCTCTGTTTGTATCAAAACTTCTTAAATAAGCAGATACATCTGTCCAATTTTGTGTGCTATCTAGTGGATTACTATCAAAAGCTATTTCACAAGTTAGATTAACATTAGAATCAAAAGGAACACTCATTAGCTTATTTGGAAAGTTTTACCCTGTTGTTGTAATTTAATATTATATTTTTGTAAAGCCTCTTGATCTAGTTCAAAAGTTAAATTAATATTAGTATCTCCCCCACCATTATTACCTGACTTAACATTTGAGTTATCTCCTAAAGTATCTACAGGAGTTTCAACAGGATCTGCAAGAGGAGATGGTGTAAATCCTCCAAATAATAAACCTTGTTCATCTAAACCTTTTAAAAACTCATCTACTTCTGTTGTTATACTTTTACCTGTAACTTGTTGTCTAAATTTAAGATATTCATTTAATGCACCATCTAAGGCTTGTTTCCAATTAAAGTTCAAAGTTTGTGCTGCATATAATAATTCATCCCTAAAGTTTTCTGTATTAAATAAATCCATTATATCCTGTAAGTTTTGTGCAGCTTCTAATTGTTTTTCCATTGAGCCTGTTCCATTATCTGTAGCTTCATCCAAATCTTGTTGAGCTTCTGCAGCTCTTTTTCTGGCTTCAACTAATTGATCTGATTCTCTCTGTAATGCTAACTCAACTAATTTAAGTTCCTCTTGTGCTACTGCTAATTCCTCAGTTACATCCTTACCCTGTCTTTGAAAGAAAGTTAATTCTGCTATTTGTTGCTGTAATTCTTTTTTTCTAAGAGCTTCTTGAGCAGTTAATAAACCCTCCTCCTCTAAAGCTCTATTTAAATCTGTTTGTGCATCATCTCTATCTTTTTGTAAATCTGTTAAATCTTTAATTTCTTGATTACTTAAACCTAAAACTCCTGCTAGTTTTTCAGCAAAAGGAAGTACATCTTTATCTATAACTTTTCCAAATTTTTTATATGTTGGTATAACTAAATTAACTAAGTTTTTATTTTTTTGAATTGATTTAGTTATTGCATCATAACTTTGTTTGTAATTTTTTGCTATTTCAATATTCTTTTCATTTGATTCTTTAACTTTTTTATCTATTAAAATTTGTGCTTCTTGTTTAATACCATAAGCAGCAAGAATTTTTCCAAGAATATTATATCTAGTTATACCTTTATCTAGAAACTTTTCAACTCTACCTTGTTCATCATTGTTTCCACCTAAGGCTATTCTTAAATCATTAAATAATCCAACTGCTCCCATTACTTGTAAATTTAAGTCTGAAAATCTGTTAATTAAATCTGGAGTTGCTTCTACTCTCATTTCATTAAATACTCTTAGGATCTCTCCTGCAGCAGGAAGTAATTCCTCTCCAAGTTCCTCTCTAAGTTCTTGTGTAGCACTTCTTGCTATAAGAGATTGAGCAGCAAATCCTTCTTCTTCTCTTTTTGCATTACCTATCTGAACTGTTGCTTGTTCAAAAGCTAATTCAACTGTTGCTAATGCTTTATCTTGTCTAGTTAATTGATCAGCAGAGGTTTTTCCTGTCATCTCAAAAGCCTTAGTTTGTACCTCAGCTTCTCCTATAGCTATACCATAAGTTTTAAGTGATTCTCTTTCTCCAACAATTGCTGATCTAAATGCTTGTAGTACAGGCTCTGCACCTGCAGTTATATTGTTAAATGATGCTATGTCTCCAGATAATTCAAAAATTCTAGCTGATAAATCTGCTGATTCCTCTTGAGTAAAACCAATACCCTGTGCAACAGCACCAAATACACCAACTAATTGCTGTGATTCTGCTGTTGTTAAACCAAATAAATTAGCATTTTCTTTTAGTTGTTCATTAAGTTTTTCTGCAGCACCTGCAAAAGTAGTACCAAAAGCTCCTGCAGCTTCTTGAGCTGAACTAGCAGCTTGAATAGCTGATAAAGAAAAATCTAATAATGATTTAGCTGCTATTGCTGCTGCACCTGTAATTGCTGCTTTACTAAGACCTGACATACCTGCAGCAAATTGTGCATTGGCTTTAGTATTTTTTTCTACTTGATTATGAGTTCTTTTAGCACTATCAGATACATTATCTAATGCTTTTGATACTTTATTAGCACCAACAATCTTGATAAACATTTCAAGTGTTGTTCTTGCCATTTAATTATCTCCTCAATTTAGCTTTAGCATTAGCCTCTGTGATAGCTTTCTGCTCTTTTTTGTTTCTATCTATGTAGTATAACTTCCAAGATTCAAATTCTTGCATACTCATAGACTTTCTTAGAGCATCAACTGTCATGCCTAAATCTAAAGCTAGTCTAAATTCAAAAGCCAACTCTGTATTATTCTGGAAACTCAGAGGCTATTGAAGCCTGATCCTCCTTAGTCCAAGCCATACACCTATAGATGCCTATAAGCACTTTATCTACTATTGATGGTGTAGCTTTACTGTAAAACTCCTCAACTTGATCTAAATCATCAAATTGTGGCTCTTTTAATCCTTTAAGAAGTAAATGTTTCTCAAAAAGAACTTCATCTCTAACTCCATCTTTTTCAGATAGTTCATTGATTTCTACTGCATCAGCTTTAGTTAAACCTGTAACTAATACTGTTGCATCCCATTCAGGTATCTCAATTTCTTTCTCTGGTAAAGATGGAGCATTAGATATATCATCTAAGCTAAGTCTTTTCATTAATGCCTCCTGTTTTAACTACTTATATTCTAAGCAGTTGTTTCAGTTACATCTCCAGAAACTTGAAAAGCTGCTGTGAAGCTAACAGCTCCACCTACATCAGGAGTTCTATCATAAGAAGTCATGATACATTCTCCTGTTACTTTGGGATTTCCTCCTGTAGTTCCAATTGGATAGAACTCAAAAGATCCCTCAACACCAAGTATTCCAGATAAGTAACCATCAACAGTAGCATCATAGCTACCAGAAATTGTAATGCTAGCATCAGAAAGGCCTGATACAAAAGCTTTAGAACTATTACTGAAGCTGCTTACTTCAGCTACATCATTTGTTCTTGAAACAGCAACATCTGTTAAAACATCAGAAATATCTCTTAATGTTCCTCCAGAGTCATCTATTTTAAAAGCTGCATTCTTTCCATGTGTAAATGTTGGCATTTATCTTTCTCCTATATTTTCCTTATTTATGTGCAAAACCTACAGCAGCAGTTATAGAGCCTGTTCCTCCAAAAGTTAGAACTGCTCTTGCATACTGATTAGGATTAGTTGCACTTGTTAAAAGCTCAGAAGTAGTTCCTGTTGCTTGAGTAAAAGTTATATAATCACTCCAAACAGCTTCATCTGTGCTTGTTTGTATTTTAACATCTAATGTTGGGCTTCCAGAACTTACTGTACAATGTAGAACTCCTGCACCACCATTAGTTCCTGCAGCTCCAAAATCAACTGATGCTTCATTAGAGCTACCTGTTACAGCAGTTGGAGTAAGTAAAGACTTACCATTATAAGCATCTCCATCAAATTGGAATGCTACTGCTACTGCAACAACTGAGCCTACATCTGCACTTCTATCATAAGAAGTTGCTATTGTGTTTCCAAAAGATACAGCATTCCCTCTGGTATATCCTATAGGTGCAATTGAGAATGCTGCACCAGATCCTCCTAGCTGAGATAAAAACTCAGCATCTGCATCAGGATCTGTACTCTCAAAGTAACCTGAAAGAGTAACTGTGCCATCTTTAAGTCCTGCAATATAAGTCTTTGATGAGGATGAGAATGTTGATGTTTCAGCTACATCTGCTGTTAATGATAAAGCTGCATCTGTAAGAGTAGTTGATAGATTAGTGTTATCTAATAAAACTACTGCATTTTTTCCATGATTAAAAGTTGGCATTATTCTTCTTCCTCTTTCATCATTTTACTATCAAACTTTTCTGCTGCATTATTCTTAATCAATGCTTTAGC